AAAGTAAAACTTGCACTTGCCAGACTCAGAGCAAAGGGAATGAAAGTTGCATCTCCCATAGTTGCTCCTAGCAACAGAGACACAGCAGAACTTCCTCCTCTTGGTGAAGGAATAAATGCATATCCTGCATCCCTCCGTGCCCGCACAATGGGAATGTCAAAAGCAGATCGTCAAAAGCACTTTGATGCATATGATGCAAAAAAGAAAGGTGAAGAGAAGAAAGTCTCTGAAGGTGTAGTCAAGAAAGACTACATCGGTCCTTTGTATGCTGCATGGCAAGATGTTATCGCTGGTAATCCCAATACAGCAGCAAAATTTGAAGAGGGAATCGGTATTGATCAGCAGATGAAGATCTCTCAGGATTACAATAGAATGTCACCTGAAGAGAAGTTGGCAGCAAACAAAAAAGCAATGGGCAATGTTAAAAAGGTTGCTCCCAAAAAGGACACCAGAACAGATGCAGAGAAAATGACTGATGCAGTTGGTAAACCTAGAATGGGAAGTAGTGACTGATGCCTGCAGTATCTAAAAAGCAGCAAAGGTTTTTCGGAATAGTTCGTGCCATCCAAAAAGGTGAGATGGCACCTACTACTCCTGAGACTGCAAAGGCTGCTGCTGATATGAAGAAGAGTGATGTAAAAGACTTTGCTTCCACTAAGCATAAGAAACTTCCTGAGAAAAAAGTTGCAAAGGAAGAGTCAAATCTTCAAGAGCGTGGTGATTTCTGGCATCCTGATCCTGAGAAGGATAGGAAGTTAGGTGGTCCTGGTGCAAACCAGCGTGCTCGTGAGGATCGTCCTGGTTCATCTAAACCTAAGTCTGATCCTAAGAAACTTCGTCCTGGTGAGTCTTATATGCAATATGCAAAGCGTATGAGAAACGAAGAGACTAAGTATGATAGATACGACAAACAGGATAAGGAGAATAAAAAGCGTGATGACAAAATGAAATTTGGCAAGTTCTATGCCAAAGCAAAAGAAGCAAAAGATCGTCTCCGTCCTGGTGAAGTTAAGAAGTGGGATCCCGAAAAGAAAAGATACGTGTCAAATAAAGAGTGAAGTTCCTATATATTGAAGAACTCACAGTACAAAATTATGTTAGCATTTCTACTTCCACTGGCTTCAAAGATTATTAAAGATGCCGTTGCAAAGATCCCAGAAAATGAAGAACTGGGTGAGAAGATGGTTGAGATCTGTCTTGTTATTCTTGCTAAGGCGGTTAAGTTGACCAAGACGGATATGGATGACCAACTCCTTGAGGTTGTCACTAAGGCAATTAATTCACGCGAGGAGTGATTTAATTTTTATAAATATCTTTATAAAGAATTATAGGTAAGGTAACATGTCTCTTTGGGGCAAGCAAGATTCGGTATATGCTGACGGAACTGTAGCGATCAGCAACTTAACAGTAACCGGTACTGGAACCACTTTTAACACCGCTGGTTTGATCACTGCTGGTGATGTCATCACAGTCGGAACTGGTTCTACTCAAGGTGAAGCAGTCATTGCTAGTGTAACTAACGGAACTACTTTGGTTCTTCAAAGCAGAGGCACTCTCGCTTCTGGAACTATCACTGGTGCATCTTATAACATCAGCGAAAGACCCGTTTCTACACTTGGCGACACCAACTATGGTGCTGCTGAAATCTATGGTGTAGATACAACTGAGCAAGGTGTTGTTAACGGTAAGACCGGTGATGCACGTAAGTATGCTCCTGCTCACGCTGGTTGGGTTGGAATTACTACATATAATGATATGCACGGTAATCTCAGAGTCAAGACTGAGACACTCGTAGCAAGTAGTTCTATCACTGGCGATGCTGGCGACGACACTATCCTCCCCGATAGCTGATAATATGTGATTGAGTATGAGATTTGATGAGTTGAATGAGGATAACTATCTGTTATTCGCTATAAAATTTTACGACAATCCACATGCCCTTACCAAAGAGGACTTTGAGGATGATTTAAAACGTATTAAGTATATCAAGAGACTTCTTAAAAGGTATAAGAATACCGGAGTTCTCAAGACACACTTAATACTCAATCACCTCACAGTCCTTTTCAATGTGTTTGATGATGCTGCGGTTCCTCTTTTGTTCTACAACCTTGAACAAGAGTTATGGCCTTGTATCAAGAGTTTTCTTTTATTCTTGAAACGAGTTCCTGAGTATCCGAAAAGTCATATTCATGGAATACCTGAAGATCAAATTTGTGTAGCGGAGTTAAAATCAATCTAATGGATATTAACAAAATCATTGGTATTGTCAGATCTCTAAAGGAAGAAGCACCTACAATGAGTATGGGTGCCGGTGGAATCGCAGGTAGTGCGGAAGCAGGAGATGAACCTCCCGTAAAGAAAAAACGTGAGAAAAAGAAGTACATCTTTATGAAAGGTGTGCGTAAGACCTGGAAACCCTAATGTTCAATCAAGAGTCCAAAGTCGCCGTACTAGAATCTAAGTTGGACATCTACGAAGAACTTTCTCGTGAGATGTTGGCGAAGTTGGAAACTGCCGTAGCAAAAATATCTGAAGGTAATGCCAGAATCGCTCAGATTCTTGCAAAGCATGACGAGAGAATCGAAGCAAGTATAAAAAGCGACGAACTCATCATCAAGATGATTGATGAGATTAAAGATACAGAAGAAAAGAATCATGAGATTCTTCATGGTAGAATTGATAGAATTCAGGAAGAGATAAAAGGATTTGCCAAATTCAGATGGCAGATTGGTGGTGTTCTTGTAGTAGGAGCACTTCTCATTGGTGCAGGTAGCAGACTGGCACCTTTGTTCTTGACTCCACCAGCACAGCAGGTTATACTAGACAAATAGAAAGTATCTATTGTAATGGATCTTGTTGACTCCAAGTATATTGGACTAGTATCGTCGCGCCTACAAAAGTTCAAACGGGTCAAGCAGGACCTCTATAACTTCCGTTGTCCTATCTGTGGTGACTCACAGAAGAACAAGAACAAGGCACGGGGGTACATGTATGTTGTGAAGAACAACACGAACTTCAAGTGCCATAACTGTGGTGCTAGTTTGTCGTTGAATAACTTTCTAAAGAAAGTAGATCCCACCTTACATAAGCAATACACTCTTGAGAAGTTCAAAGAGGGTCATGCTGGTGGGAGAAACTTTGTTGTTGAGGAACCGGTATTTGAATTTAAGAAACCAATCTTCAAGAAAAAACTTAATCTACCCAAAGCAACAGAGAATGAAGTTGCCAGAAATTATCTGGTAAGACGTAAGTTAGATCCAGAAAAGTTTTACTTCGCTGACAAGTTCAAAGAGTGGACAAACACACAAAAACAAACGTTTGACTCCACATATGGTGATGACGCAAGAATCATCATCCCAATGTACGATCAGGAAAAGAACTTAATTGGATATCAGGGTCGAGCGTTAGATTCTTCTCCCAATAAATATATCACCATTATGATTCAGGAGGACGCGCCGAAAATATATGGACTGGAAACAATCGATCAAAAACTACCAATCTATGTGGTCGAAGGACCCTTTGACAGCACTTTCATCGACAATAGTGTGGCTTTGTGTGGTAGTGACGGTGACTTGGGTTATCTTAAGGGAAGCGATATCATTCTTGTTTACGATAATGAGCCCCGTAATAGAGAAATTGTCGGTAGGATTGGAAGATGCATCGAAAGAAATCAAAGAGTCGTCATCTGGCCAAGTAGCATAGAAGAAAAAGACATCAACGATATGGTCCTTGCTGGACATGATGTTATGGATGTGTTAAAATGTAATACATTCTCTGGATTAGAAGCAAAAATTAAATTCAACACCTGGAAAAAAGTATGAGCAACGGTACAAAGGTAGTTAAGAGAGATGGAAAGACTGAACCTCTTGACCTGAATAAACTCCACGTTATGGTGGAAGAGGCATGTACAGACCTTGCAGGGGTCTCTGCCTCACAAGTCGAAATGCAATCTGGTATTCAATTCTATGATGGTATCACTACAGCAGAGATTCAGGAGATCCTGATTCGCTCTGCAAGCGATCTGATTGATCTGGATCACCCCAACTATCAGTTCGTTGCTGCTCGTTTGCTTCTGTTTGCCCTCCGTAAGCAACTGTATGGCAGAATGCGTGACGTTCCTGGTCTTTACCAGCACGTTAGAACGAACGTTGATAGAGGCGTATATGATGAGCAGATCTTTGATCTCTATACTGAGGAAGAGTTTTCTAAACTTGAATCATTCATTGATCATGATCGCGACTTTTTGTTTACATATGCTGGATTACGACAAGTCGTCGATAAATACCTAGTGCAAGATAGAAGTTCGGGGAGGGTCTATGAAACTCCTCAGTTCATGTATTTGTTGATTGCGGCAACTATCTTCTCCAAATATCCAAAAGAAACTAGACTGGATTACGTTAAGAAGTACTATGACGCAATCTCACGGCACAAAATCAACATTCCCACACCTATCATGGCAGGGGTGCGAACTCCACTTCGACAATATGCTAGCTGCGTGCTCGTTGATATTGATGACACCCTTGATAGCATCTTTAGCTCTGATATGGCTATCGGCAAATATGTTGCACAACGGGCTGGCATCGGCATCAACGCAGGCAGAATCCGTGGCATCAACAGTAAGATCAGGGGCGGTGAAGTTCAACACACAGGTGTTGTTCCTTTCCTTAAAAAGTTTGAATCGACTGTCCGATGCTGTACACAGAATGGAATTCGAGGTGGCTCAGCGACTGTCCACTTCCCAATCTGGCACCAAGAAATAGAGGATATCATTGTACTTAAAAACAACAAAGGCACTGAGGACAACCGAGTCCGGAAACTGGATTATTCTATCCAAATCAGCAAACTCTTCTATGAACGGTTCATTAAAAACGAGGAAATCTCCCTCTTCAGTCCTCACGATGTTCCAGGTCTTTATGATGCTTTTGGAACTGAATCATTTGATGATCTCTATACAAGTTATGAATCTGATGGATCTGTTCCACGCAAAACTATCGGGGCACAAGAACTTTTCCTAGATCTCTTGAAAGAGAGAGCAGAAACTGGTAGACTCTACATCATGAACATTGACCATTGCAATTCTCACTCGTCCTTCATGGACAAGGTTGAGATGAGCAATCTGTGTCAAGAGATCACGCTTCCTACCAAACCTATTCAGCACATCGATGACCCCGAAGGTGAAATTGCTCTCTGCATTCTTAGTGCTATTAACGTTGGCAAAATTAGGGATCTTTCGGATCTTGAAGTTCTCTGCGATCTTGCTGTTAGGAGTCTTGATGAACTCATTGATTTTCAAGGGTATCCTGTCAGAGCAGCAGAAATCGCCACCAGAGCGCGTCGTTCGCTTGGAGTAGGGTTCATTGGTCTTGCACACTATCTTGCCAAGAACGGGCAGGACTACAACGATCCTGAGGCATGGAAACTGGTCCACAATCTCACTGAAGCATTCCAGTATTATCTGATTTCTGCTACAGTGGATCTTGCCGAAGAAAAGGGTGCCTGTGAGTATAGCAGCCGAACAAAGTATGGAAATGGAATTCTTCCAATCGATACATATAAGAACGATGTCGATGAAATCGTTCCGAATGAGCTTCACTATGATTGGGAGGATCTTAGACTTCGGGTCAAAAAGCACGGAGTACGGAACTCAACATTGTCTGCTCAGATGCCATCAGAAAGCAGTTCCGTTGTGTCAAACGCAACAAATGGAATCGAACCACCTAGAGGATATTTGTCCATTAAGAAAAGCAAAAAGGGACCGCTCAAACAGATTGTTCCACAATATGCATCTCTTAAGAACAATTATACGCTTCTCTGGGATATGGGCTCCAATCGTGGTTACATTAATATTGTTGCTGTGATGCAAAAGTTCTTCGACCAGGCAATCAGTGGCAACTGGAGTTATAATCCAGAAGATTATCCTGATAACGAAGTACCAGTTTCTGTAATGGCACAAGATCTTTTAACTACATACAAGTACGGTTGGAAGACATCTTATTATCAGAACACCTATGATATTAAGACTGATGAGGTGGAGGAGGACACCAAACAGTCTACTTTAGAAAACCTTATGTCACAATTAGAAAACGCAGAGGAGGAAGACTGTGAGTCTTGTAAGATTTAAAACTAATAGCCAGGAGCGTCAAGTGGTCGAATCAATGACCGTGTTTAATTCTGAAGAAGTTGATAGAAAAAAACAACCAATGTTCTTCGGCAAACCTTTAGGTGTTCAAAGGTATGATTCTTACAAATATCCAATCTTTGAAAAACTCACAACACAACAACTAGGTTACTTTTGGAGACCAGAGGAAGTCTCCCTACAGAAAGACAGGAGCGACTACCACACCCTTCGTCCAGAACAAAAGCATATCTTTACCAGCAACCTGAAGTATCAGGTTATGCTTGATTCTGTGCAGGGTCGTGGACCTGGTATGGCATTCGCGCCATACTGCTCACTTCCAGAACTTGAAGCATGTATGAAAGTCTGGGAGTTTATGGAGATGATCCACAGTCGTTCTTACACTTACATTATCAAAAACGTTTATTCTGACCCAGCAGATGTGTTTGATACCATCCTGTCAGATGAGCGTATTTTAGAACGTGCGGTTAGTGTAACACAATCTTATAACGACTTTATTAACTCAGCGCATCAATACGATAACTCATCGGAATGGCAACACGCACTTGAAGAAGTCCCTTACGCCTTAGACGCGAGGTATGAACTCAAGAGAAAACTATTCAGAGCCGTCGCAAACGTCAATATCCTGGAAGGAATTAGATTCTATGTCTCCTTCGCTTGCTCGTTCGCATTTGGCGAACTTAAGCTTATGGAAGGATCGGCTAAGATCATTAGCCTTATCGCCAGGGACGAGAACCAGCACCTGGTAATCACTCAGAACATCCTCAACAAGTGGAGGGAAGGCGACGATCCCGAAATGAAGAGAATATGGAAAGAAGAGGAGCAATGGGTCATAAAGACCTTCCAGAACGCCGTCAATCAAGAGAAACTGTGGGCAGAGTATCTGTTCAAGAATGGATCGATGATTGGTCTCAACGAAAAACTTTTGTATCAATATGTTGAGTGGATTGCTAACAGAAGGATAAAAGCTATAGGTCTCAAACCTATATACGATATCCCTGCAAAAAACAACCCACTGCCTTGGACGCAGCATTGGATCTCTTCCAAAGGGTTGCAGGTAGCACCACAAGAGACAGAGGTTGAGAGTTATGTCGTCGGAGGAATCAAGCAAGATGTCAAAGGAGACACTTTCGCAGGATTCAGTCTCTAATAACCAAGAAACAATCCGTTCTCTGCAAGCGATTAAACTCGCTGCGGAGGCGGATGCTTTTTTGTTTGGAGACTACGATCCTTACGAATGGTTAGATGATTACGATGATTACGAATACATGACAGGGGGTTGACACCCCTTTTTTTTATTGCTAGAATTACCTTTGTCGAGGTTAAAGACCACTAGTAGCTTTAAGATATGTCTAATACATGGAGATCTGAATACATTGATATTAAAGGAAAGACTCTCAATAGAAAACAGATAGAGTTATTGGAGAATGGACCACATAGTCTCTCTTCCAGTTGGGCATTACAAGCGATGCATAATGATTGGAAGAGGATTAAAGGTCTTGATAAAGATGATCCTAAAGAAAACACTGGACAGTTTCAATCAACGTTTAAGAAAACTTTTAGGAAGTGGCGCTAAATAAGTTTCAGAATAATGAAACATTTTGGCAGACTATGAGAATCCCTGGTCTTTTAAGGGAAGAGATTTTTTATCTGAGGATATTGACGATCTGTACGGTTTTGTCTACTGCATTACTAATACAACAACGGGTAGAAAGTACATTGGTAGAAAATACTTCTGGTCCTTTAGAAAACCACCGGGTAAAAAGAGAAAGGTAAAACAAGAGTCTGATTGGAAAAAGTATTATGGATCTTGTCCTGAGTTAAAAGAGGATATCAAGATCAATGGCAAAGAGATCTTCAGTAGAGAAATACTGAGCGTTCATCAAACGAAAGGTCTTTGCAACTATGAAGAAACCAAACAGTTGTTCTTAAATAACGTCTTGTCTGAGTCTCTTGACACAGGGGGACCGGCGTACTATAATAGCAATATTCTAGGACGCTACATGCGAAAAGATTATGGTAACTTTGGAGCAAACGCTAAGTCTGACACATGATTGGGTCATTGATCGTATGCACAAGTTATGTGACGAAGGTTATGAAAGGATTGAAGATGCACATGCCATTAGACTAGAATTTGACGAATGGTTGGACCCTAACATCCCAGATCACAACGTTTACTCATTGGAATACATCGGAGAAGGAAGTGATTACTAATTTGTTTCTATCAACATTAGTTGCTATTGGTCCTGTGGCAAGACCACAACTGCCACAATTGACACATAATGATTATGTGAATCTTGCTAAAGTAATTCGTGTTGAGGCGGCACGTAATACTCTTGATGAATATTGTGTTGCTGCCTCTATATTAAATAGAGTTAGGTCCAATCAATTCCCAAACACTGTTGAGAAAGTTATCTATTCTCCTGGTCAGTATGAGGGAATTACACGCAACAAAAATGTTCGCCCAGATATGAGTCTTGTACGCGAATTAAAGTCCGAACAAGGACAAAGTTACTTACGCAAAGCTCTACGTATCATTGGCAATCGAACAGACTTTAAGGGTCAAAGAATGCTCGGATACAGGGTTCCTTCAGAGGATCCCATGTGCCACTCCAAAGGAAACTTCTATCACTATCACTGGCAATGAACCGATTTATTCAAAAGATTCAAGAACTTATTTCTCCAAAAGAAAAAATTAAAGATGAAGAACTAGAGTGTTCTGTAGATGAGGATGTAGTTGATTGTGAGGGTAAAGCATTCAAACAAGATGCTATCAACTATTACACTGGCGTTCCTGCTCCTGTCCTCAATCCTGTAGACGAATGGTTCTCAGCTCCATACGGAGCACCTGCTGCCATTACTGAAAAGCAGAAGGATTATATGGAGCAAGAAACTCTCATCAAACAGCAACAGTATCAAGAAACTCATTCTAGTGAACCTGAGAACATCCATGAACTAATGTATGAGATGGCAACCAAGAATCAATCAACCACCTTGCACCTTGACCCTCCTGGTGGTTCTGAGAATTTTCAAGAAGGGTCTGACGGTTGGCAATCTGGATCGGGACGTTACCAATGACTTACGACGACTGGCGCTACAATGACTTCAAGATGAAGTTGAGACAGGAAGTTCTAAAGATTCTTCTTTCTAAGTACGGTGGTCAAATGGAAGGTGTTCAACCTAAATACAGCACCCAATCAATCTATGAGTGTGCTCATGATTGGATTTCTCAGGGTCATAAAACATCCTTCGGGGTCGCCAAATACTACGAGGCTTACTATGCAAAAAGTAATTAATGTTTTAGCAGTTCTATCATTTGTAGGAACTGCCGGTATTATTGGCGGAGGAACAGTTGTTTATCTCCGTCGTGATGCCATCGCTGAAAGTGTCAAAGAGCGTGTTGCTAAAGCAGCAACAGAGGCAATTGCAGGAGCACTTCCTGGTATGCTAGACGCAGCAATGCCTGAACTTCCTGGTGCCACTGGTGGTGCTATTCCTTCTTCCGGATCTTCTATTCCTTCTTTCTAATATGAAAAAACTTATGATGGCACTGGCAGCAGCACTTATCTCTGCTCCAGTATTGGCAGATCCTATCAAAGAGGATGAGTTCTTTACTAATCACTCAATGGGATGCATGTTGCTTAGGGAATGCACCGATCATGTCGAAGAACTCAAAACAGTCACAGACCTCAACAAGGATGATTACCTGGCTGACGTTGATTATAGTATTGTTGCTGATGAGTTTGACTCTCTCGTCCGATCACTTAATAAGGTCGGAGCTAGGGTTTTTCTAGCAGACGAACGATACTTCCCTGTCGGTCATCGTGGTGTCTATCACACTGTGAGTAATAACTTCTTTCTGAACATTGCTCATATGCGTCGTCCTGGCACTATGATGTCAGTGATGCGTCATGAAGGATGGCACGCTGCTCAAGACTGTATGGCAGGCAGCATCAAGAACAACTTCATTGCTATCATCATGAATGAAGAAGAAGTTCCTCGTATGTATGTGGCAATTGCAAAGGATGCTTATAAGTTCCAACCAGAGGCGATTCCGTGGGAAAAGGAAGCATACTGGGCAGGTCACACTGAAGGTATGACTGCTAAAGCACTTAAGTCTTGTGCTGCTGGAACGATGTGGACTGACTATGATCCAACACCAATGACACGCGAATGGTTAGTGGAGAATAATTTTATCGCTAAATAAAGCTGCCTAACCCCTTTTACCATGCCCGAAGAAGTAAAGAAGGAAGAAGTAAAAGAAGAAAAGAAAAAAGGACCTATTGGAAAGTTGAAAGAAAAGGTTGAGGACTCTGAGGAGCATCTTGCCATTCTTTCAACTTTTGTTCGTTTAGGGATTCTCGTTTGGTCTGGTGGTATTCTTACCCTTAACTATGTGACCATTCCTAATTTCCCACAAGGGAAGATCGATCCCACATTTATCGCCAGTGTCTTTACTGGGGTTTTAGCTACTTTTGGGGTCCAGACTGCGAAGAATAAGAATGGTAATGGTGGTAGTTCCCCTTCAGGTGGTGTGAGTAAATCTGATCTGGAGAAACTGATCAATGCCGCCGCTCAAACTGCCCCTGCTCAAACGATTAGGATTGAACAAGCACCACTCCAAATCGGAAATCAAGGACCAGCAAAGTCAGACGATTCCTACAAGATGTGATGCCATGAATATTAAGTGGGCGACATTGACAGTGGGAGCATTATTTGGTTTTGCTCATATCGGTATTTTAGGACATATTCTTAATAGACCACAATATCCTGTTATCAATTTTCCAGAGGGTGATTACTCTTCGTTTAAGGTTCAGTCTGGAAAGAATGGTTATAGTTTTGAATACAAGGCAAACGATCCCACTGTATTGGAATCAACTAAATCTTTGATGGTTGATAAAGACAAGCGTGGACTGTTTGGTCCTACAACTGATATGCGTCGTGAACTTCGTAGTGATCAGTATACGATGGACGGCACTCGCAACATAGGAGGTGCTGTAACGCTAGAATCTGAGGGAAAGCCCCTTGCAAAAAGCGAAGAGTGCATCAGGGCGGACGCTGGCGCACGAAGTCAAGGTGCGATGGCGGGAACCGCAGTTAGTGCTGGTTTAGTCGTTCCTGCCGTTAGTGGCATACCTTATATTGGATGGTTAGCATCTGGATGGGCAATGCTTCTGGGTAACAAGGCAGGTTCAGAACTTGGGTCTGAAATTGGTTCCGTATTTAACGACTGTTAAGATAAATAATAGTGTAGTCACGGGCACAAGACCCAAGCAGGTTTCCCATGTACCGGGAACCTCACTTACAGAGAAAGTCAGATGAATGTGCTGACCTCTGGTTGTGGTGGAAAGAATTGTGGGACAGAGATAAGAGTAGTAGAGAGACGAAAGATGCAAGGCAAAAATGGTGCCAGTGCGTTACAGAACATGGGAAAATGATAAGTCAGGAAGTCAAAACAAATCCCCGTTATAAGAATTTAAACCTAAGATAGATAGTGTAGTTGCGTAAGATTAGATGAAGTTCTTTTTCGCACTTCTCGCTACACTTTTTCTTGCTACACCTGCTTGGGCTGTAGATGTTCAAATGGGTTCAGGTGGTAACTTGATTTTTGACCCAGCAGATGTTACAATTAGTGCCGGTGAGTCAGTTCACTTTGTGAATAATATGCTCCCTCCTCACAACGTAGTTGTTGAGGATCATCCTGAACTTTCTCACGAAGCATTAGCAATGATGCCTGGTGAAGAGTTTGATGTCACCTTCCCTGAGGCAGGTGATTACACATACTGGTGTGGTCCCCATAAGGGCGCTGGTATGATCGGCACTGTACACGTTAATTAATTCATGTCTTATAACATCACTCTAAAAACTTCTGATGGTGAACAAACCATCACTTGCGAAAGCGACCAGTATATTCTGGACGCTGCTGAAGAGCAAGGAGTAGATCTTCCTTATTCATGTCGTGCCGGTGCTTGTTCTTCTTGCGCTGGTAAAATTGAAAGTGGAACCGTAGATCAAAGCGATCAATCTTTCTTGGATGATGATCAACTTGAAGCGGGATTTGCCCTTCTCTGCGTATCATATCCTACGTCTGATTGTGTAGTACAAGCAGAGGTAGAAGACGAACTCTACTAACATCGGAATACCGTATGCAAAAACTTAACACGGTTGTTCTTAATTTAACTGTTGCAATCATTGACTACCTTTATAGTGGTAGACACTTCCAACGTTTCTGGGTGCTTGAGGAAATTGCTCGGGCACCCTATTTTGCATTTTTAAGCGTGTTACATTTACGTGAATCTTTAGGTTTACGTGGTCAATGGCACATTTATCTAATGGAGGAACATTTTGCTCAAACTCTTAACGAAACAGAACATCTGGAATACATGGAGAGTAGGGGTGGCAATTCTTATTGGATTGATCGCTTTGTCGCCAGACACCTTGTACTTATCTACTATTGGATCAACGTGGTTTATTATTGGGTATCTCCTATGTCTGCTTACCATCTATCCTACGAGATAGAAATGCACGCTGCAGAGACCTATGCAAACTATCTTGCATATGAAGATTATAATGATAAGGATATTTGGAGAATCATGAATGATGAGATCCAACATTTCCAAGAACTTGCAGAAGCTATGAGGATCATCGATCCTGATCACCTAACTGTAAGAGAGAAGGATCGTGAACCATTTCCACCAGATGTAAGTGATTTAGTTGTAAAGGTGGAGGAAACGGTATGAGTCTTTTGTTTGTATTTGCTTTCATTACGTTGCTAATTTCTGCAATGGAACTATCATGGCCAATGAGGTATAGGGGTTAAAATGGAAAACAAACCCGACAAGGAAAAGCAAAAACGAATTGATAGGATCTCAAAACATATTCATCCACATGATGATGAACCAGATCCTACCGCACACATGGGGAACTATAACTTTCCTCAGATGCTTTTTGCTTTCTGTGTCGGTTTTGCTACTATGTTTGTCTTAGCAGTTGATGAGATAAACGATTTCAAGGGATGTCCACTCCCAGAGTATTTTCAAAACGAGGTAAAAGGATGACTAACTACATGCCTGATTTTACAAAACAAGAATATGTTTTGATTATTGAGGCACTAGAAAAAAGACAGCATTGCTATATTGCTGGAGACAAAATGTATAAAGAGTATGCCAGTCTGGCAATTGAAATGAGGAGAAGAATGCAGAACGCAGTTCCCTGGAGGACATGATGAAAGTCGGATTAATTGGATTAGGACGGATGGGCGAGGGTATGTCTCGCCGTATGCTCAAACAAGGTATTGAAGTTTATGGATACCGCAGAAATTACGAAAAGGCAAAAGAAGCAGCAAAGAGTGGGTACATTACAGATGCTGCAGATTCTTTGGAAAGCCTTGTTCAAGTAGTAAAAAAGAAAGGTCCTGGTATCTTTCAACTTGTTATTCCCGCAGAATTAGTAGAGGACACACTCAATGAGTTACTACCATTACTTAGCGACGGGGATATTATTATTGATCATGGCAATAGCAACTTTAAGGATTCTCGCAGGAGAGCAGAAAGGTTGGTTAAGATGGGCATCCAATATCTTGACTGCGGTACTAGTGGTGGAGTTTATGGTCTGGAGCGTGGATACTGTCTTATGGTTGGTGGTGCAAGTGGTGCAGTATCCGTCTGCTCTCCTATCTTTAGGGCACTCGCACCCGGCATTTCCGCTGCACCCCGCACAGACACGTTTACTCGTGCAACCAGTGCTGAATACGGTTGGCTACACTGTGGCGGTCCTGGCGCAGGTCATTTCGTAAAGATGGTCCACAATGGTGTAGAATATGGAATCATGCAAGCATACGCGGAGGGGTTTAATATCCTGCATCATGGCGATCTTGGTTCCCATTACATCAAAGAAGGTGATGCTGAGGTGGCTCCGATGGAAAATCCGGCAGATTATCAATATGATATTGACACTGTTGAAGTGGCTGAGTTATGGCGTCGTGGTAGCGTTGTTGGTAGTTGGTTACTTGACCTTACCGCTGATGTTCTGCGCCATGATCCTAAACTGGACAAGTTCGATGGTGGAGTATCAGACTCTGGTGAGGGTC